GAGTGATAAGATATATATAAAACTTACGCACAATGCCGACAAACAAGCAGGAGATAATCGACCATCTTTTGTTGCACCAATAAATCCAAAATCACCAGAGGGTAAAACCTGGAGAATAGGTGTAAAGATTGGAGAGACATGGTACAACCAAGCAGGATTTGATGATCTTGATGAACAAGGTAATCCCACAGGAATTATCAATGTTGTCTTGACACCATCAAATACTGGTTCATCTGCTGGAAAGCCGAGAGGACCCCAGCAATCTTTTGCACCTAATAACAGGTTTGCAAAAGGTCAAGGATCAGGTTATAACAAAACCAACTACAACTATTAACTGTAGTTAAATGGTGTGGTGGAAGTTTTTTTAGAGCAGCGAATCATATTACCTCTTTCCCTTTCTGGTAATGCTCCCTCTTATTTGTTTTCTTCTGCCATACCTTTAAAACAATATGAAAATTACAGACATAGAAAAAGAGATTAAGAAGAAGATTGTAGCAGATCGTCAGAAAGATTATGGCGATTACCAATACAATTTCACTATACTTGCAGAGCTATTTACTTTAATATTAGCACCGAATTTAAAAAAAAAATTAAGACCATATCAAGTAGGACAAATCATGATGACACTCAAATTGTTTAGGACTACCAAGGGTTATAAAGCAGATAACTATCATGACCTATCTATCTATAATGATATGACCTTTGACCTACACAAAAAAGATATAGACAAAAGAGATAAAAATGATTAAGTATTTAAGAATTAAATCTGGCGAAGCTAATTTTCAGTTAGTTGAAAGATTTGATGAAGTAGAGAAAGCTGCCGACCCCAACGCACAAGGGGAAGTTGTAGAATGTAAAGTTGAGAATATTAAATTAGACTTTACTAAAGTAACAAAGGAGAAAGATGGAAGAGTTAAAGACTCGCCTTCAAAAGTACAGGGATCTTCAAGCGAAGAAACACGAGAAGTTCCTGGAAGCAAAGAGACAAGTAAGTAAGTATCAAAAAGATTCTTACAGATTGTTTTGGAAAATTGAGAAGGCAAAAGAACTTTTAATGACAACTAGATAGTCATTAGAATTACTGCTGAAAAAAAACAAACAAATCTGTAGGGGATCTATGACTTTAATTAAACAAGAGTTTCAAAAACATATTAAAAAAATAAACAACAACGACTTTATTTATAAGCATAAGATAGCTTTCTTTTTATTATCAGAACAACAGCTTCAGTTATATGAAGAAGGATTTAGAAAAGGTTTTGAGTTAGCACAACAAAAAATGTCTGACCATGTAAGCGAGATAAAAGAAACACACATTGTACCAAGACAAATGGAAAGAAAGATTATTGGTTATCAGTTTAGAAAACCTAGACAAGCAGAGATAGACTCTGTAATTAATAAAGTTTGTATTAAGTATGAGGTAAGTAAGAAAGAATTATTTACCAAGACTAGAACCACAGATATTGTAAGAGCTAGAAACATTATTCATAATATATTAAATGAAAAATATAAGATGAGTCTGTCAGATATAGGTAGAATTTTTGAACAAGATCATACTACAGTTTTAAATTCTATACAAATGAAACAGCATAGAAGAAGATTTTGGAATGATGAGCAAACAATATGGCAGGAGTTTGAAGAACTAACTAAGTCCTAGCATAGTTAGGTTTCTTACCTGATCTTCCTTTACTCTCAGCTTTCTTTTTTCTTGATACAGCAGAAGCTCTTTGACTTGCAGACATTGATCTAGCTTTTGCAGCAGGTACACACTTAGGATAGTTCTTTCTTTTTTCACCACCACTACGACCACACTTAGGAAAGCCACCACTTTTTTTAGGATTAGCAATGTCTACCCAGTTAGCTTGTACCCAAGATCGTAAACCTTTTGACATTACTTCCTTTTTTTTCTTGTACCTTTAGGTTTTATTCTACCACTACATACACCACTTGCATACATATTAGCATACGCAGATGGGTATACTTTAAACTTTCGTTTAGCAGCAGCTTTACCTTTAGCACAAACTTTAGCCATTACTTTTTCTTTTTAGATTTTTTAATTTTCTTTTGCAAGAATTTTGGTAAAGTTTTTTGTTTAGCTGTTAGCTTACTTTTACCTTTTGATTTACCATACATAATTGTTCTCCTTTTGTTGATTCATTTTTAACACACAGTATTTGTCAAAGCAACTACCATCTTTACCATCATGACAAAACCTTTGTTTATTAGCTGTAACTATCCATCCACCTGCATCACTCATAAGCATCTTTTTGCACCACTCACAGTAGCCACAGATTAATGATTGTTCTCCAGGTTTCTTCCAAGTTTTATTTCTTGCCACACTTACACTTTTTTTTATTTCTTTTACTAAAGTTAGTAAAGTCCATATCAAAAACATCATTGATCTTTTGATTCAAACCATCTATCCAACCAATAAATTTATATATAATTTTATCTAACATTTCCATCTTCTTCTTGCTTGTCTTATTCTAGAATTTGGATCATTCCTAGTTTTAGCTGATGAGTTTCTTAACTGACCTGCTGATCTAGCACAATAACTTTTTCTACGCTTAGCATCTTTAGAACCTTTCTTAACTTTACCTGTTACTGCAGTTTTTAATTTTGATCCTGGATTGGCTCTTCTATATCTTGCAACACCTTTAGCTGTCATACCAGCTCCAGATTTTGTAGGTCTGTAGTTTGCGTTCTTACCTTTTGTTGTTTTTCTAATAGCCATTATTTTAATATTAATTTTTTAATTGAAAAAGATCCATCTATATTTTTCTCTAATTCTGCTTTACTACGAATACATTGATGTTGTATATTACTACCTTTATCACCACGATCTGCAATTCTTTTACCTTTCAAACAATTACTCATAGATTCTTGTATTCTGTGTTCTTTAATTTCTCCATTAATAATCATCAATAATGCTACTACTGTTTCAACCATGTCCATTACCATTTGCTCTAACTTTATCTTTTAACTCTTCAATATCTTTTAATGCTTTTTCTAATTGATCTTTTAAAAATTCTATATTAACTTTGTTTGTCATATTTTGTTCTTGTGTTATCTGTAGCTTTTCAACATCTGCAAATACAGATTCTAATAACATAAACTGTTCTTGGTCTGTAGGTTTTTGTTCTGATTTTTTAAGTAGATCTGCTTGAAATAATTCTCTTGATGTTTCAAGTGAAGTAAGTCTGGCAGTAACTTCTGTGTAAGCAAAGATACCCATAGCTACAACAACAACTATACCAATCATATTTTTTATTGGCATACTCACATTTGTATTCTCTGATACTTTCATTTAACTGGATACCCTGGTTCTAAAAACATAGCCATAAGGCATAACAATATTATTAGTATAGCTGTAAATCTGTAATCCATCTGCATCATCCATTGTTATCTACCACCACCTTTATATCTTGTTTGTTTCTTTTGTCTCTTCTCATTTTTATTTTGTGATTTCTTATGTACACCAGGTCTTTTCTTTGGCTTATCTCTAGGTACAAAATGTGTAAACTTTTGTCGAGCCATTACTTTTTCTTTTTATATTTAGGTTTCTTTTTCTTTTTTTTACCAGTTTGTTGAGATAACAGAGTTACCTTCTTACTGTATTGTTGTGAGTATGATGTGGATATATTTTTCATTTGTATTTCTTTTCCCATATTTCTTGTTGAGTTAATCCTACTTCATCTTCTTTTATTTTTAATTTATGATCTATTTTATTTAAGTCTATCTCTTCAACTAGAGCATATCTATAAACTTTTTCTTTACCATCATTCCATTGAAAGTGTAATAGATATTTTTTTTCATTATAATTTTTTACAAGACCTATATCAAATGCTAGTAGTGTCATTTCTTTCTCATTATATCTGCACCTTTAAGACCATAGATTGCAGAGATTACACCTATAAATATAGCTTGATACCAATAAGGTAGGTTTTTAAAATACTCAAAGAATAAGTCTAGCTTTGCACGAATGTCAGGATCGTCAGAGAAAACAGAATAAGCCAATAGCAGCATAGGAAGGGATATAAGAATGAGTACAAACTCATCTTTCCAACCATTATCATTGCTCTCAATAATCTTCGCTTTATATTCCAGTTCACCACTACTCATCTTTTCTGCATGACGCATTTGTGCATCTGCCATCAGCATTTTTGTTTGCTGCTTTTTTTTGTATATATGAGATCCTGCTTGAACTGCAAGTTTAATCGCACCTAACCACATTATCCTACTACCTTTCCATCTTTCCACTCCATGTCTGGTAAGCCATTGTCGAACTTCTTACCATCATAAGTTAAGACTTGCTTTCTATTTGATCCTGATTCGTTGTAAGATACATGAACCCAACCACCAGCAGGATCATCTGGATTATAAAACTCTAATATTAATTGATCAAAGTCTACATTGTTTTCTAACCAATAAGCTACTTGAATGTTAGGTACACCTGCAATCTCAAAGTCTACTGCCTGACCCTTTGCGTGTTGTGAAGTTTTCTTTGAACCAATAGCTTCACATAATGCTTCTGATCTATATCCTGATGTAACAGTTATAGGTTTCTCAAACTTGGCTCTTACTGGTTCTAATATTTCATAACAAACATTCTCAAGGTTTTTAATATCACCAGCTCCAGGTGTATTATCAATACCCTTACGAGTTGCTGTCATTGATTTAGTAAATTCTTCTAGTTTAAAATGTTTAGATAGTTGCATAGATAATTTTTACCTTTAGTTTCTTTTGTTCCATAGTTGCTTGGCGGTTGATAAGAGATCCTTTAGCATTTCTCTTATAGCCATCACTAGGGATGTAATCTTTTTTTCTATAGTTTTTAGTTTTAACATCATAAGCAGTATACTCACAAGTAGACATATTTAAAGTAACAATATCTATAGGTCCTAGTCCTCCAAGGGGTGTAAATACAAGGATATTTGGGTCTTTGGCAAGGTCAAGCTGTGCTGCAAGTTCATTAATAAGTCCTGTAACCGCTTTCTTTCTTCTAGCCATGTAAATATCCTATTAAATATTAAAGTTTTTCAAACAAAATAATTATAATTGTAAACATCCCACCAATAAGAGCTGACATAGCATAATACATATGTCTTTTAATATCTTTAATTTCTGATTCTATATTGTTAATTTTTTGGTGAGTTTGTTTTTGCATGATACGACAAAGTTTTTCGTGTGATTCTATTTTTTCAAGTGCAATATTTTTAGGCATTTACCTTAATCTCCTTACACTCAAACCTAACTACTATCTTTTCTTTTTCAAAATCAGGTTTATCCCAATCTTCTAATTTTTTTAAATCTCTAAAAGTTTTTTGAGCAATAGCATAACCAGCATTAACGCAATCATAATGTGAATTAAATTGGTAACCTGATACTGTATTGTTTGGACACTGACCTGTAGTTAAACTGCACATATATAATATTAAAATATATTTCATATTATCTTGCAGTTGTGGGTGTACCAGATGACGTTGTAAACGGAGTCTCGCTGAAAGCCAAATAAATATATGTATCTCCTGAACCATTACCATTATCATCAGTATTTCTTAATTTTACTCCAGCACTTGTAAAATCTAAATCAACTCCTGTATCAAATTCAGCATTAGATAAATTTGCTCTTAAATTTTCGTCTACCACATTAAATGTATTTCTTTTATTATCAAATATATGCCAATCATCTGTTGCATTTGTTTTCTTCAACATAAACCAAGACGCAGAAAATCCGAGGTGTATGTACGCACCTGAACTCGATCCATTTCCTGTGTAGCTTCCAACACTACTTACACCTTGTTTCTCTGCAAAGCAGTAGGCAATCATATTGCTAGAACTTTTATTTGTAGCATTAGAAGTTCCAACAGTAAAAACACTTGATGTAGGTTCAACACCAAACATACTAGAAGATGCTGCTGTTGCAGAAGTTAAATTTAAAGCCATAAAGTTTCCAGCACCATTAATTTTATCATATACAATCCAATTTTCTGTTGCTGATCTATTTTTTACTATAATCATAGAGGGTTTTACCCCTAGATTGTGAGATACTGTTCTTTGACTACCAGAGCCAGTAAATGAAACTATATCAAATATTCCAGCTTGTTCTTTCCAACACCAAGCAACTTGTGTATTTGAACTTCCATTATAATCTCCACCATTACCAAGAGAAAAACCATTACTATCAAAAGATGTTATACCATTTGAATCTGTTGCTTCTGCATCAGTATCATTCGGTTGTAATGCTTTAGTTGCACCTGTAACAGAATTTGAAGTTTTATGATTTGTTGTTCCGCCTCTTTGTTTAACCCAAACCCAATCTGGTTGCATATTTTCAGAACCATCTAATGTAATAGATTGTGTGCCACCATTTCCAGTATATAATTTTGTCTGGAAATAAAGTTCTGGGTTATCTAGACCATTTGTATATGACATTATCCATACTCCGCTAAGTTCTTCGAGTTCAAGCAAAAGTAGCCACTAGGTACACTATTTGCAAAATTTCCGTAGCCATCTCCATCTGTTTCGCCACCACTCTCACTATAAGCTGGAGAGCCAAAGTTTGCTGAAATTGTAGATGTACCTGAACTATGACAAGAAACTGCAAAATGAAAAAAATCTCCTTGTTGTGCTGAGGGAATTGAAATACCACCAGTACCACTTGCTGGATTAGCAGAGTTACCCCAAGTACCACCTTGTCCAGTATAAAGTTTGTAATTATCTAAATCCATTGCTAACATTATAGTATTACCAGATGCGTATGTTCCATAACCAGTTCCAGTATTACTTCCATTTTCATACAAAGCTCCATTTTTATAAACTGCTACTGCATATCCATCACCTCCTGGATCAGCGACCAAATCGTTTAAGTCATAATCAGTTTGATATGCTTTATTATTAAGAAATCCAACAGTAACTTCGCTGCCAGACACCCACTTTATTTCACAATACCATTTACCTCTTGCAGCAGCGATAGTTGTATAGGCAGTTGTCCAGCTACCACTTGATCTAACTGCTTTTAAATTTCCCTCTGAAAGAGTTGGTATTTGAGTTCCAGCTATGCTGTTCCAAACACTTCCATTGTTGGTACAAGTATCTGTTGATTGATCTATTGATGTAAGGTTATTAACTGTAAAGTTATTAGAACCAGCCACATCATTTCCTAAAGCTGAACTATCTTTAAAGTCTAAATAAAATCCATTTGTGCCAAAGGTTAAACCAGATACATCTATTGGTTTCCATATTCCACTATCTTCGTCAAATTCTCCAAATGATGTTGGTGTTAGTTGTTGTCCGTCAATTAAAACCACTTCTGCCATATAGCCATCAAAATAATCATCATTTTGTCTTTCTCCTATATTTTGTTTTGTAGTGTTATTAACAGCAGTATCATGGTTTTGATTTGGATAACCAGTTGATGAGAATGAAGTTTCTTGTACTCCATTAATATATAATTTAACTCTATTAGTGTCTGTTGATTGTGTTGTATCCACAGCAAAAACTACATGATACCAAGCATTTGGATCTCTGAATTTTCTATCAGTGTGAAATTCTCCACCTAAAAAAATGTAAATATCATCTGCGTCAGAAATAAATACTCCTTCATTTCCACCACCAACTGTTCCACCAAAGATTTGGTAATAGTCAGATTGAGAACTTGCAAGATTAGCCAATTTAAACCAACCACTAAAAGTAAATGTTTTTCTATTACTAGCACTTGATGGTGTTCTTTCTAAACTATCACTACTTCCTCTATTAAATCTTAATGAGTTTGCTACATTAAAGCCTGTTTCTTTAATAGAATTTGTGCCTAAAATTAATGGCATTAAATCTCCAATGTTGGAAGTTCGCCTAATGGTCTTGTAACAGAACCATCTTCTTGTTCTGTGTATGTGTATAAAGTTTCTAAAGCTGGAGTGTTACTTGCATTTGTTATAGCAGTTTCCATTTCTGCTTGTTTAGTTCTAACTGCATCTCTGTGAGTAGATATAGCACTAGGTATAGCAGTTTCTTTTTCTGTGTTTCTAGTTATGTACCAATCAGTTTTAGCAAGTTCATTAGATACTTGTAATTTTAAATCTTTAATTAAATTATATTTTAATCCTCTAGTTTTAACATCTCCAACAGATTTATCATCTGGTATTAAATCATCTGTATTATCTTGGCTTGTATATAAACTATCGGCGTGTGCTTTGGGTGTAGCTGTTCCCCACGATCTTGTAACTTGATTGTCTGCAAAAGCATAAGATTCATTTGTGTTGATGTACCACTTCTCATCTTTTTTATTTGATGAATCAGTTATGACTTCATAAATACCTATTGCATTTAATTCTGACTTTGACCATAACTGAAATATTTTAGCTGGGTATCTTACATCTCCTATAACCATAGCTTTAGGATTATTAATTAATTTTGTTATCTCATTGTTTGTTACTATTGCATACATATTTTAACTCTCACTTAAATTTAATGTTCTACCTACTTCTTGCCATACAGCACCATTGTATCTGAATACTAATATGTCTGTCTTACCATCTGTTGAAGTAAATGTTGGTGCAGTTGATGCTGCAAATTCAAATACAGTATTAAAAGCAATAGTGTGTGAACCATTGTAATTAATTTCTAAAGCAATAAATGCACCTTCAACATTATTAGTTGGTGCGGCAAAGGTTGTGTTTTCTGTTGTAATATGAACTGCGTTTGGTTTTGCAGTAGCATCCCAAGCTACAGCATTTGAAGAAGATGTTAATGCTTGTTGTGTTACATTAGCAGCAGAGAAAGTAGATAAGCCACTAACATCACAAGTTCCATTTATATCAATCGCTGTTGCTGTTAAATCAATTTCATTTCCACCAGCAATACTTAATATAGAACCATTACCGCTGATATGTTCTCCACCAGCATCATTAAGATATAATTTACCTGTACTCGCAATTAATAAATCTGTACCATCAAAAGTTAAGTTTGCTTCTCCAATAAGAGCATTAGCTCCTGTAACTGTTGCAATAGTATTATTCGTTGATCCAGATAAACTTGTTCCTGCACCATCAGCACCAGAATAACTAAAATGTACTCCAACACCATCTGTGTTTGAGAATGATCCACTTGAAACTACATGAGTTACTGGAACTTTAGTATAACCACTTGCATCAGTTACTGCACCAGATACTTTAAATGTTGCATAAGTAGATGGTGTGCCTTCTTTAGTTACAGTTACAATTCCTCTTGCTTCTGCATTAGATACATCATCCCAAGATTGAACATAGGAAGTAATATCAGCACTAGCATCATCTGCATCATCTACATATAAAATTGAAACACTTGATAAAGTTGCATGATTAAAAGCAATTTTACCTGCACCCGGATCAGCATCAGAAGTTGATGAACTCCAAGTCATTGCAAGTTGTGAGTTAGTTCCACTTGCTCCAGTAGCACCAGTTGATCCTGTACTTCCAGTAGAACCAGTTGAACCAGTATCACCTTTTAAACCTGTTCTTGTGTAGTGTACTGATAATTCATCAGCAGCACTAAATGTATTGTTACTCGCTAAGTGAGCAACTGTAATTTTATTATAACCACTAGCATCTGTAACCGCAGCAGTAATTTTAAATCTTGCATAAGTTGAGCTGTCATTAATATCTACTATGTGTAAAAATCCTTTGATTGTAGAAGTTGATGACCCCCATGATTGAACATCTGTTGCTGTACTAGCACCATGACCATCTACATCATCTATATAAATTTCTGTAGCAGATGCATATGTACCATTGTTAAATGCTATCTCTCCAGCACCAGGATCTGTATCAGATGTACCTGTATCAAACTTATAAAAATATCCTGGTATTGCACCATCTTCACCAGATGCTACAAAAGATATAAATACTTTATCATCATCAGCAAAAGTACCAGCAGTATCAATATAAGATAAAGTTATTTTAGAATAACCAGTTGCATCTGTGATTGCACCTGTAACTTTAAATACCATCCAAGTATCTAAAGTATTTGCTTTTGATATTCTTATTCTACCTCTATTGGTATCATTACCAGTTACATCATCCCAGCTTTGTACCCATGCCGAAACATCTGTACCATTAAATTCTAAATCATCTATGTACATTTCAGTTGCACTAGATATTGTTGCATTGTTTAATCTAAATTTTCCTGCTCCAGGATCTGCATCTGTTGTTGTTGTTGAATATTGAAACATTGCACTGTCTCCACCAGCAGGTAAAAAGTCTGCAACTGTTGTTAGTACATTTCCTGTACTGTCAAATCCTAAAGTTTTAGATGCTCTTGTTGCAGCATCCTCTGTAAATTCTGGTGTTGTAATTGAGTTGGTTCTTGAAACTTTAAACGATCTATCTAATTCCTCTTGCATCTGCTGAATAGTCATAGTTGCACGATCCAAACCCTCTTCATGAGATTCCGCAGGGAATGGATCATTAGCGATATAATCTATCGCTTGAGTTTGCGGAACACCTCTTCTAATAACAACTGTTTCACCAGTTGCAGGAGTATTCCCAGATGTAAATGTAACATTACCACCTGACGCATCTCCAGCACCAGATACTGTGTAGTGCGTGGTTAGAGTTTTGGTTGTTTCAGTTCCTGTAGAGGATCTGATAATTACTTGTAAATCTGTGTCTGCAAAAATCTTGAAGGTATAAGCAAATACTGTTGTGCTTGAATTACCAGAGTAGGAATTTTTTACTGTAGTTGAAGATACTGTCATATTACTTTCTCTATATTATTATTCTCCTAATTCATCAACAATTATATTGTTAATATTTTTTATTATTAGAGCATTTTGTAGTGCTATCAAAGATAGACCTTGTTGTACATCTCTTTTTGATGCTTGATATGTTGGATCAAAAGCCAACTTTTTTAAATTTCTAGTGGTATCAAATGTACTTTGAATTAAATTAACTGTAGGTATACCACTTAAAAATTGAGAAGATAGCTCTGTGTTTCTACCATAACTAAAAGGTAGATCATCTAGGAATGGATATAAAGCTGTATCTATAGCACCAGGTATTAGTGATGACCAAGAAGATCTTAAAAAACCTATCTTTGCTAAATTTTCTGGAGATAATCTTTTGTCTAAATATTGTTTTTGATCACTTCTGCCAAAAGAATTTATATAACTTTGAACTGCATAGAATTGTACAGCTCCTACCATGGATGCCATAAATGCAGAATATGTATGATAGTCTTTACCTCTTGTTTCTGCAAGAACATACAATCTATTCATTAATTGTTTTGTATATGAACCCAATGTAAATGTTCTAAACTGTGTAAGTATTCTAGCATAGTCTGAAGTAAACCATCTATTCATTACACCAACATCATTTCTTTGAACTACACGATCTATAAATCTTTGCATACCAACACTATAATGTGATCTAGCATCAGGTGTCCAACTATCTAAACCTATTCCTTGATATTTACCATCTTTATAAACAGAATGTTTACTAATCTGATCTGCAATTAAGTTAAATTCTTTTTCGTTCCAACCAAAATATTTATATCTAACTTGATCTCCTTTAGATAGTTTATCAAATACTTTAGTTGTTTTATGTTTTTTAATTAATTCATTTACATTGTTAGATATTTTTAAAGCCAATCCTCTACCTGCTATAATTTGTGAATACATAGTCATTGGATTTAAAAAAGATATATCAGACACAAATCTTTTAGCTTTAGCAGAAGCTAGTTCTACTGCATCTAATCTACTACCTGTAGAGTCTAATGGTATATCAAGCTCGTTATCTAATCTTCCTACTGGTGAGTGCATAAATTTATCTAGTCCTACTGGCACTCCTTGTGATCTTAACTCTTCTAAAATTTCATCATCAAACTTAACTTCTCCTGCTCTTAATTTATTCATTATATCTTTAAATGCTGGATTAGCTTGAAAGAATGTTTTTAATCCTACTTCAGATACTGCTTGATAAAGTTCTGCACCTTGAGCAAAACCAACCTGACCAAACAATCTTAAAAAGTTATAGTCTTGAGCAAGTCTTGCTGCTCTTCTCATAAATCCATTTGGATCACCATTTCTTTCTAATGGAGATTGTTTACCAGTAAGTGAAGAAACTACTACCTCTATATTTTCTACATCTCTATATATATTTTTATATTTAGGATTTGCTTCACCTCTTTCTTTTACTTCTTTTAAAAAATCTAAATACTCTTGATTGTTTTTAAAGTTACCAAAACGAGCCATAGCCGCTGAACCTAAAACTTGTTGATTATATCTTTTTAATAATCTTGTAAGGTTTCTATCTGTTAAATCTTTGACTGATAAAGAATCTATTGTACCTGTTTTAATATTTTTAATATCTATTCTTTCATTTAATTGAATAGGTAATCTTGTTCTAGCATTAGGATCTAAAGTATCACCAGAACCTTTTTGAATTTTATTTAATATAATTTGTATTTGTTCTTGTGTTAAATCTAATCCTTCTAAAAATTCTCTTATAACAGCAGTATTAGATCCTTGAAATGCTCTTGCTAAATCTGATTCTTGACCATAATATTTTGCATTACTTATTTTAGCCACAATTCTTTTGATCATTCTTGTAAATAATTTATCACCTAAATCACCTTTCATATCTCGTAAAGCATTAGCAAAAACTAATTCTACTTGGTCTTGACCATAGTCATCTATAGCTCTCATAACTTTACTAGGTGAATGAACATGAGGAATATAATTAGGAACTCTTCTACCAGCTATTTCATCCCAACCTTCTCTCCCTGTTTGTGCAACAACATCTAAAGTATCATCAAATGCTTTAGCAGCTAATGATGACAACTTCCTCATTTCAGTAGTGATTTCATCTGAAGCATCAAACCTATCTGGAAACTCTTTTAAGTCCGACATAAGAGATTCAAATCTTTCTTCAATATCAAATTGACTTTTAAAAGAAACACCTCTATTTGCATTTTTAAAAGATCGTAAAGCTATATCTCTATAATTCATATAGTCATACATAGTTTGATATTGAGTTCTATTTTTCCAATCAATAGCTGTATCTCCTCTAGTATTACCAACTACAGGATCATTAACAAATGTTTCTCTAAATCTTTTTATAATTGGATCTGGTGATCTATTAAGTTGTGATGCAATATCAAATCTAAAATGTGTTTTTTTAAATGCTTCTTCCCAATAAGTTCCAACTCCAGGTGCATTTCTAGGATCATCTACAACTTTAGGATTCATAGAATTAGCTTCATCATTTAAAATCATTCTTTTATTTTTAATTTTTTTAGAATCTATTTCTAAATTATGTTTAGTTGCAAACTCTTGTATCTCTTGTAATTCTAATGTTTGTTTATATTTTTCAGCTGCAACATCTAATTTTTTATAAGACTTAACAATATCTTCTGGTACTGCATTTGTTTTAGCATTAACTCTACCAATCCATCCAGCAGGTGAACCTAAAGTAAATCCAGCAAGTGCAGCATATTTTATATCAATAGGATTTTTATATTTATCTAAACCAACAAGACCAGCTTCAATAACCATATTTTCACCACCAACTATAAGACCAAACTTTAATGCTCTTTTTAGTCTAACAACTTTACTAGGTACTGTTGCATAAGCTCCATAACCACCAAAAGGTATAGTTGCTATAGATAAAGCTATTGCAGCAGGATCAGCAACAGCAGCAATCATTCTTGCACCAAAACCTTTCCAACCTAATTTAGATATTTCTTCTTCTGTTTTTAATCTTTCTTGTACTTGTTTTTCTATGTCATAAAAATGTTCTTCACTTCTTGCATCATAGAAAGCATCTCTCATATAATTAGGATATTGATCTATACGATCTACTAATTCTTTTGTTGGCACAAAATCAAAATCTATTGCATAACCATCTTCTTTACCAAAATTATTTATACCAGATACAAACAAGTTATCTATTTCAAATGCTTTTGATAGTGCTTCTTTAAAACCAAATTCAGAATCTAACTTTTCTTGTTCTATTATTTCTGTTTCAGAGTAATCTTGTATTCTTTGAAATTCTAATTTTCTATCTTTTTTTATTTTTGGAAATTTTTTTTCTTTTTTTTTTTTTATAAAATAATCTACATCAGTAGGTATAGTTTTAGCAGGATTAGACAATCCCATTTTATCTACTGTAAATTCTATTTTATCAGATTTTTCTTCTAAAGGATTTACATTAATGTTTAAATTTTCACTAGACATTATGGCATTACATTTATTGTTTCATCAAATTGTCTTTTTGATTCTTTTAATCTATTATATTTAATTACGAAATCTTCGTATCTTTGATCTTTCATTAGTGGATAAATTTTTTCTACAATGTCTTTAAAAGTCATTCTAGCTTTATCATAACTACCTTCATCAAAATCACCTTGAGGATCAACAACATCTATTGTAATTGGTACACCTGTATTTTTATCTCTTAATACAAAACCTTGATTACTTGTTAAAGAACCAACTGTAAAATAAACAGGTATAATATCTTCTTCTTTATGTTGTTCTTTATTTATTCTACCGCTTTCATATAAATCTTTAATATAAAGTTTTATAGCTTGATCATGATATTCTGGATAAGATTTATTAATAGGAACTAATTGTTTAAAATCATCTATTCTATAATTTTCTTCAATATAATTTTTTGCAAATTCTAATGCTGTTTTTTCTGATCCAGTTGCAATCATTACATTGTTAGCAACATTTTTCATAATAATATTTGCGTATGCTTCGTTTTCAAATTCTAATCCTAATTCAAATACAGTAACACCAGGAAAATCTAATTCATTTACTTTTGCAGTAACAGCTTTACCATCAGCTTTAAGTAGTTTAAATTTATCTGGATTATTTTTAAATTGTAATTCATTGTTAAATGCTTGTTCAAATGTTTGTTTCATTGTGTTCATAGCAAAATCTAATCTTTGATATGTTGCTAAATCATCTTTACCTAATTGGTAAACAGATGTTAAAGATTGTAAAGCATTTTGATTTTTAAAAGTTTGGTATAATTGTAAACCTCTTAATGTTGCATCTTTACTAGATGTATCTGTAATATTACCACCTGCATCTAAAGTTTCTAAATATAAAGGAACTTTAGTATTATTTATATTAGCTTGTTCTATTACTTGTGCGGTATTATATTTTAAAGAACCATCTACATTAGTTGTTAAAGCAAATCTATTTGCAGTTTTTTCTAAATCTTTTTGAGTTATTTCTTTACCATCAATATTTTTTATACCAGCTCCAACAGCAGTAGATCCTTGACCTAATAAAAAAAGATTATCTAAATTTTGTAATGATCCTTGTTCAGTAAAACCTGTTTGAATTTTTGCAAGTAATTTATCTCTTTCTTCAAAATCTAAAAAAGGAGTTTTACTTGGGTTTTTAATTAATTCTAAAGCTGCACCAAAATTATTATTAGTAATATTTTTTTCTACATCTGATATTAATAAATCTGATTTTAATTTGTTAATTGATTTATTAAGTTCAGTTTGTCCAGAATCAGTATTTGTATTATATGAAATTTCATTTTCAATTAATTTATTTGTAATAGATTCTTTTTTACTTTTATCATCTGTTAAAATATAATCACCCATTAAAACATTTTGTTGAGTATCATGATCAAAATTAATTTGTCTTTCTAAAGCATTTCTTGAATTTGTTTTAATTGTAGAAACAAACTCTGGATATTCTAAATCTAATTTATTTTGTAATAAACTTTTTACACCTCTATTAGTTATAGAGTTTAATTTAGTTTCTGATATTGATTTAAACTGTTGATTAAAAGTATTTACAGAATTACTCTCATCAAAATCATTTTTAAGTTCATCTTGAATTAAACTTACTTGATCTTTTATTTCAAAAAAAACTTTATTAGCTTCTAATTTTTGACTTACTTCTTTTTGTTTAATAGCATAATCAGTAACAGCTTTTGTAACTGGTGCTAAAGCAGTACCAATAGTTTGTGTTAAAGGTATTTGTATATTAGATTTAACAGCTCCAACCTCTGCTGTAGGTCTTCCTCTTGCTGTAAATGTAGGTATTTTTGGCATTATGAATAATTACTGAATGTTGAATTGTTAGCTGTAGAACCAAATTGACCTTGTGGAGATGATGATCCAAAATTACTCATTCCTAATAAACTTGTACCAGTAGAAGCAATAGTTCCTATTTGTGCAAGTCTAGCTGATTGTCTAGCCATTGTTCCTTTTATTCTTGCAAAGTTTGCTTCTTCTAATTTTTTAGATTGTGCAACTTTAGAATTATAATCTAAAATATCTTTTTCTATTTCAGCTTGTTCAGCATTTGATCTTAAAATTTTTAATCCTGTTCCAGATAATTCTGCACCAGATTTTAATATTCTAGTTTTTGTTTGTCCTTGTAATTGTAAAAATTGTTGATCAAATCTTGCAAGATCAAACTCTAGTTGTTGTTCTAATCTTTCTGCTTCTTGTTCTGCAACTTGAGCATTACGATTAGCAACAGATTGATTGTATTTACCAATCGCACCTTGTTGTTGATATTGTGCTGCACCTATTGCACCGACTACTGCCATCTGCCAACTCATTAGAAAATCCTCGCATATCTGTATTGGTCTGAACCATCAAACCCATAGTGTTTCATTAATCCCTCGTTCTCTAATCCTAACCACTTTGCAAATCTTATACCTTTATCAAAGTCTGATCTTACAGCAGTTTGAACTCTTTTAATATTATACTTTCTTGCAACTCTAGCAAAATCTTTCTTGATTGCTTTAGCAACTGCAATAGGATGTTGCCAAACATCTTGTGTTGCAATCACCCAACCTTCTGCTACCTGACCCCAAATCATTTTCATACCAGCAGCAAAGATAGGTTTGTTATTTACAAGTCCTGTAAAAGATAAATGTTCTTGTACCAGGTTCATAGCATCTCCTTCAAATTTTGCATCCTTATCCATTAGTGCGTGGTTCATTTGACATGATAGAATAAATTTTCCATGTTCAGCAGTATAAGGTACTATATATAACATATTATCCATCATTTGTAGTTAATCTTGGGTATAACGATAAAATTGTAAAAGGTAAAGGTTGAGTTTGTCTAACAAAGATAAAACCATCTGTTTCATAGTTTCCTCTAAACTCTACCTCTTTGTCTCCTGTAAATGGTGGTATACCTTCATCCATTAAATCAGCAGAACTTCTAAATGGTATTCTCTCCATGTTTGAAAGATCAGGTCCTACTTCTACACCAATAGTTTCAAACATTCTAACTGTTATATCATATATTCTTTTTGTCTTACCTTGTGATGTACCATTCTGTGAACCAGCATTTAATCTCATAGTTTGTAGTAAAGATGTATAAGCTAAACCTACTTTAACACTTGTTGCAGAACGATCTAAAGTAATACTGCCAGAGCTTACAGTTTTATCTGGGTGCGTTGCACCATTAGCTAATATAGAAACTGTTTGTCCTTCAAGGTGATCTAGTCCTGATATTGTTGTAACAGCACTACCACTATAACTTAATGCACTATCTAAAAAATTAAATGATGTATTATCTGTTTCATCAAAATCAAATACATTTAATATTTCTACAAATCTTCTAGTTGCACCATTGATTGTTCTTTTGACAATTACATAAACTTGATATTCAGTATCGTCAGTTGGAATCACAGCAACACTTTCACATACTGCTTTACCTTCATTAGTTCTAGTTAATCGAGTAGCATCATCTAAAGATGTGATAGTTAAAAATCCTGTAGACAATGGTGATGTCTCTGTAATCGTAACTACATTACTATTAACTGTTGCTGTAAAATCAGAGTCAGCATCTATTAATGTTTTTAAGTTTGTTGCACTTTGATTGTTACTAGATGTAGTATGAAACTTACCAGCTGTAGAAGATGTAGCGGATGTAAAGGTTGTAGTTGTGCCATCTGCTTTTGTTAAAACTATTCTTGTACCATTTGCAATATTTGCAAAATCAGTAACTGTAACTGTTGCATTACCAAATCTACCACCAAAAATATGTCTGTGCCAAGCAGTTACTTGTTGTTCTCTTTGATAAGTAAGACCTGCTAGTTCACCATCTCCTCTTACTGCATAAATAATTTGATTGGGTTCTTGTTGATATGCAATCTGTGTCAAGCCACCTTCAGTAACGTGTTCAGCAAGAATAGTCATGTCAGGTGCAATGTAACCATCTACATCAAAGTTATATGCTAGTTCTCTTATTTTTCTTTTAGCACGTTGCAAAAATAATGTTGCGTTACCTACAGCTATAGCATCTACATTAGCTGAACCATGGTTAGATTGTTTTTTAATTAATATGTTTGTTGGTGTAACCGCACTATCAGTACCACCTCCTGATACAGTAAACTCACCCCCTGCTGTACCAATAATTAAAGTTCTCGTTGCTGTCATAAATCTGATAGCATTAACTTGGTTAGATGCGATTGTGTAAATGATTGCATCATCATCAGCTACAGTACCACCTATGTTTGCATCCATATTTTCATAATCACCTGATCTTGAAAAAAATATTGTTTGTGGTTGGTTAGTTGTTCCAGCAAATACTAATCGTTGTTCAAAGAAAGTTACACTTGAAGGATGACCTGTAGTATCAGAGAAAGCTCCTAGTTGCCAATTAGCTGTAGCACTTGCACTATCTAAAGCTGTGATGATTGTAATAACTGCATTAGTAGTATTTGTAACACCAGTTATCTTTGCATAACCTCCACTTAAAAAAACAAATCTGCCAACATCTGTTGAAAGAAAACCACTACCACTATTGATACCAGTAACCGCAGAAGCAACTAAAGCTATGCCTGTACCCACTGCTGATTGACCTGGATTTAAAGTTGTGTCAGTTGTGTTAGCATCTTGCATTGGTCCTTTAGTAAAATCTACATCTGTTAGTGTCCAAGAGGTATGACCAGTACGAGATAGTTTTTCTACTTCGTGTGCAGGATGTGTAATGTACATAACGTCAGCACTCTGTGCAAATTTTAAATCAAAAAGTTGTGCAGTAGTATAAGGTGTTACTAATTCAAAAACTTTATTAGATACACCACCAGAAGTGTAAGTAGTAAATGATGAACTGTTTATATCAACACCATCTTTATCTTGTAGTTCAAATGTATTGGTAGTTTTGTCTGCAACTAAAAATCTTTTACCATTAACTTCTGTCATACCGCCAACACTACTAATAACTACTTCATCACCATTTTCATAACCATGTGATGTAGCAGTTACTACAGCAGGATTAGCTTTTGTGATTGCAGATATAGTTTTGTCTCCTTCTAATACAGCACCACTATCTTTGTAGACTCTCATTTTTAAATTAGAGAACTCCAACATATAAGTTTGTGTTGTAGAAAATTCAAAAGGTATTAGTCTTGTTTTGTTTGCACTGTTAGCAACTTCTGCTAAAAATGTAGAACCTGGTCTACGAGCTGCACTACCATGTGGATAGACAACTAAATTTTCTAAGGTTGAGCAACCAGATGTATATTTAGTTAGATCAGTTCTTCCATCTAATCTTGGTGATAGTTCACCACCTGTAAAGTTTGTTAGTTCGACAGCGACTCTAGCCATTTATTAAAACCTTGAGTTTATAAATGTACCTGCATCTATTTGATCTGACATACCTAGGTCTTGATCTACATTCTGACCTTCAGTTGAATCTACAAATCTAGCATCCTTTAATTTATCTTGAAATAAATTGTACATATTAGTTGCTGTTTGATTATTAGAAGTAACTGCAAAAGCTATGTCAGCACCTAAAGCAGCAGATAAAGTTTCTCTTAATAATTCGTCATACTCATTGGGATCTGTAACTCTACCAATATATAATATTTTCATACTAGATGTATTACTTAATATTTTTCTACCTTCTACTTTGTAGTTAGAATCATAATCTAATATTCTAAGTAGTCTTAAACAATCTGCTGGTAAAGTATATGCAAACTTAAAACCCCATGCAGGAGCATCTGTGTCTGCTGCTAGTTCAACTCTTTTCTGTAAACAGTTCCAAGGGTGTGATCTAAATACACTATCTCTTACTTGAGTATATCTTTGATTACAAAGTCTAGCATTTTTTGAATCTTCTGTTAGTGAAAGGATAGTTGTTGCACCTAGTTGATTTAATGATCCATTACAAATTTCTACTATTGATGCCATACTACTTCCTTATAATATACTTGCGTCTAATTTGTCTATCTTTTTCTAACGCAAATATCTCTGCTTCTGTTCGTTCTTCTTTAGTATCAAAGCCATAATGATATTTAGTATCATGCTTAAACCTATCTACTAACACATATCTGTACACATAATTATTTTTTTTAAAGTGTAGTACAGTTTTTAAATCTTGAATCTTTTTCATAAAAAGGTGGGGATTACTCCCCACCTAATATCTATTTATTAGTCTACTGTGTATTCAATAACAAAACTTAAATCACCAGCAGTATCACCAGCAGCATCAAAAGTTAATGCAACATAGTAGTACCCACCAGGATCAGAAGATTGTCCAGCATCTTGCCAAACTTTCTGTCCGCATTTGTTAATGTTTCTAGCTTCAAATGCTACTTCAGTTCCGACAGTTACTGCACCACGAAGGTCAGTAATTGCAGAAGCATAAGCATCATCATCAACCGCAGCAATAGCTGTTGAGTATAATCCAACATCTGTAGTGTTAGTTGATCCAGAATCTAAATCGTCATTAAACAATTTGATTGAAGATATACTAGCATTAGTTGGAACAGGTGTTAACATTACTGTATCACCTGCTGACAAGTCTCCAGCAGCTAAAGCAATAGTACCTTGTGCAATTCTTTTTACACCATGTAATTGCTGTGAGCTGTTTTTAACTTGAGGAACTGCAACAAAGTTAGTTACAATGTCTGTATTTACATTCGCCATAATCTATATCCTCCTATTATGATTCTGTACATTGTACTTCAACAACTTTAGCTTCTTCCATTCTAGTAGCACCAATGCTCATGCAGTAGTACACTTGAGTGGCATAAGACTTGTCGCTTCTTTCGTCTATTCTTGCATTG